ACCAAGCAGGTTGAAATTCTTGATTAGCGTTTGTTATTCCTACTCTTCCGCCCGTAATACTTGCTCCTGACAAAATTCCAAGTGTTTCTAATTTAAGAAGGTCTTTAACGTGATCTTCTTCAGAAATATCAGGACTAAGATAAGATCCTTTTAATAATGAATTAATTTTATCTTCTGTAGCTTTTTTATAAACCGTTTCTCCCTTTAACATGTCTTTGGTTTGATTGACTATCATTAAGTTAGCTAAAGAAGGTTCATATTGTTTTGTAAGCCAATCAGGCCATCTATTAATATTGTCTCTAATATAATATTCTTTTTCTGCTGTAGTTTCTAAAGACGATAATTTTTTCTTTACTTGTGAAGATAAAGCATCTTTAGCAACCGAAGAATTTCCTGCAAGCTCTGAGTATTTATCCCAATAATATTTTTTCGTATTTTCATTTAAATCAAAATCACTAGTTCCTGCGTACCAAGTATCAAAAACTTTTTGTGAATCATCTCCATACAAATTAATTGCTTGTTTTGCAACTTCTTCTGATTTCTTAATACTCATATTTGAAGAATGACTTTGTAATTGGGTATCTAAAGATTCGTAGTTTTGTTGTTGACCATACCCAGAATCGTTTGCAATTTCTTCAAGTTTTTCAAGCTTTTCTAATGATTTTTGAGATTTCATGTTTTTCCTTATCCCGCATCAATCTGCATTTGAGTGCTTACGCCGCTTGCGACTCCGCCTAGCGTACCAGAAATAATACTTCCTGCTAAAATAGATCCACTATTGTCTGGAACATCTGTAGATGCAGAATAAAACTGTTGGAGTCCCGGTGCTAAAAATTGCGATGCACTAATTGAGCCAACTAATTCTCTATCAATGTTTACCATTTCTTTTTTAAAATTAGAAATAATAGCACTATTCGATTCTGATGATTTTTGAGCATTTTGTCTCATAATCGCTTTTACAGTTCCACTTGACATATCTAAGCCTTTGCCGCCTGCCTTGCTTATGACTGCCGCATTAATAGATTGAGTTTGGTTTCCTACTTGATTAAATTTATTAGACAAAGCTTCCCGTGCATAAAACTTCTTTTGTCCTGCCCTAGCTCCAGCAGCAATAGCTCCTAGTTTTGCTTGTCTAAACTGAGTTCCCCATTTTTCTAAAATTTGAATATTTTTAAGGTCGGTTTGCATTCCCCGAACCATATTTTGATAATGCAGTTGAGCAATCTTTGCTTGTCTATCTGCATCTGCCTGTCTAGACCCCATGATGCCGCTGAAAACGCCACCGGCAAGTCCAATTGCTCCCAATGTTATTATTGCTGGCATTTTCTTGGCTCCTTTAAAAATTTTTCTATTAAATCAAGTGAATCAGTTAAATCTTCTGTATATACATATATAAAAGAAGAGTTATAATATCTAAGATAATCTTCGATAATTTCTGTAGATTTAGTTATCATTTCTAGGGGGGAGAAAGCATCCTTAGGTTTTTCCCATCCTAGTTTATCTAATTCTTTTGGCAATACTCGTTCTATGCTTTTAATTTGTTTATCTTGATCTTTTCGTTCTAAAATAATTAATTTATCAATATTAGTAACCGGAGTCTGTTCTAAAACAGGAGGCCAAAGCTTTACGGCCTTTCCTTTCCAGTCTTGATGATGTATTCCGTATAGGTTTGTCCAAGGATTAATTTCATAATATCCATTTGGATTTTCTTCTTTTACAGCCCAATAAGGAAATTTTTTTCCTACTACAGGTATTCCCATTTTTCTAATACGCTGCATTAAAAAAGAAGTTCCGCATCTAGGACCAATACCAGTCACAGCAAACATTATCTACTCCTTCTACCTCTGAGAATAGGCCTGTGTTTGAATTGATTATGTTTTCTATCAACATAACGATAACCGCCTGAGATTTTATCTCCAAATAAAGTTCCAACCCTATCGTCAGACATCCATCCTTCAACTATTTCCATAGCTTCTTTTTCTTGGTTCTTTTCAATCAATGCATCAACATCATATGTGAGATGATCTTTCCATTGATTAACGGCCAAGGACAAAACATCAACCCGGTCATCATGAGCTAACGCCCCTCTTCTCTCGGTAAGACGAGTAATTTGAATTTGAGTTTCTTTTTCTTTAATAGCTTTTGTATTAAAACAAAGACGATGTTGAGACATTACAGGTTCTAAAGATCTAATTATTCTTACTTCTTTGGCTCCCGTAACTTTTTCTTCCATGAGACCAACATCGGGACATATTTTTTGCATAACAGGAATAAGAAGCTTATTAAACATAGCATCACCATAGTTGGACTCCGCTATAATTGCTTGAACTTCGTTTTCCAAAGCAATTTTACATATTTTTTTAAGAACAGCTTCTGAGTATCCACCTTCTAATCCGCTAAGTTCATGAATAAAGACGTATCCACAGGACGTAGAGGCCACACAGTACGCTGTCTCGTCTTTTCCTCGCCCCGAAGGGTCTACGAACATAAATTTCTGTTGAGGCTCTACGAACCTCTCAGAGATCCACATTGGCTCATAAACCTTATCTCCTGACATTCCGAATGAAGGTACTTTTTTATTTTCTGTAGAAGCGGCCCACACCACTTTTTCTGGAACTAACTCATGATCAAAATCTAATACAATTAAGTCTTCTAGTTTTAAAGGATACTTTTCAGCATCTGCAAGACTTGTATCAAGTTTGTAATGAAGGCCAAAAAGAGTTGGCCCTACTTTGGCTTTTCGTTCCATTAATACATCTTTACTAAACCGCTCAGGCTGAGTGGGATCTCCCGGTTCAATATCAAGAGACATAACCCATTCTGATACATCTTCAGATTCTGAAGGAATACTTGGATCGGGCTTGATAGCAGGGAATTTGACAACAGGGTATCCTTCTTTTAGGACATTATAAATTGAATCTTTAGTTTGTGGAGTTCCTAGAAGTATTACCCTGCCGCCAACATTCCTAATCTGCTCTGCTTCAAGTGCTTTATTAAGAAGCTTATGCCTAGCCTGAGTAGTTTCACAATTTCCCTCTATTTCTATATCATCAAAAATTAAATATTCTGCGTGAGATCCAGTAATTTGTCCGGTTATTCCACGGGCATAGCACGATCTATCTTGGCCTATTTTAGTTCTGTTTTGTACGTTAAAAGAAAAAGCATTATCAATAGTTCCTTCTCCGGGCTTCATATCTTGACAATAAGGAACTAAATCAAGGATACGCCTTGTCATAGAAATAAACTCTACAGCTTTCTGTCCTGTAGCAGAAACAACCATAATGGTGCTATTAGAGTCTTTTAGAAGAAACCACGAAGCTAGGCAAGAGGTAATAACGGATTTACCAAAACCACGACCTGCTTGTAGTTGCATATCTTTTGGGCCGTTTTGTAATTCATCGGCCATAGCATATTGAGCGGGTGTGGGTTCACCAAGACCTAAGTACTTAAAACACGCCCACATATGGTTTCGAAAATCATCCAACATTTCTTGAGGAACATTCATGCTTTTCCTTTTCTAGCCCGGTTCTTTCTAGGGGACTCTAAGAATACACTTCCATCTTTTCGATGGCTGATGTCTTTGCCCCCTTTTCCGTAGATTCCCCTTTTTCTTCTTTCTTTATTTAACTCAGCCCTACGTTTCTTTTCAGTAGGTTTTTTATTAATCTTAGCTTGAGTTTTTACTTTTCTTTTTCGTGACGCGGGATTTTTAGCGTAATTTTTAGATGACTTAGATTGTCCCATTACTTGCCCTTCTTTTTCTTCTTAGACCAAGAGATTCTTGCTGGTCCTTTTTTAGTTTTAGCCTTTGAGTTACACTGAGCTTTGGTGGGCCTACAAGCGGGGTATGGTCTTTTGCTTTTGCCTTTAGCAGACTTACGACCACAGGGTTTTCCTGTCTTACAGTCGATCCATCCTTTGCCCTTGTTGCGTCCAAACCATTTCTTTAGACCCTCGCTTTTTTTCTTAGCCATTACTTTTTCTTCTTTCCTTTTTTACCGCCGGTTCCCCAGTTCTTAGCTCCTACTTTGCGACATTTGACTAAAGCACCAGACGCATAGGCAGAGGGCCATTTAGTGTATCGAGCTTTTACTTTCTTAGTACAAGCATCGTTTGCTTTTTTCTTTTTCTTAGCCATCAGCATTTCCACCTTTTTCTTGCTTGTCTTAAACGACTGTTTGGATCTTTAGCAGCCTTAGGGAACTTCTTCATCTGTCCAGCAGATCTGGCGCAAAAAGACTTTCTTCGTTTAGCTGCTTTACTTCCTTTTTTAACTTTACC